TCCAAAGCAATCTGTTGGCTGGTGGGGAACTATTCTCTCAGCATGGCAGAAGTATAGGAGAGAGATCAAGAAACGGCCTGAGCCGATTGATCTGAGTAAGCCAATGATTGAGCAATTCACAGGAACGGAAGGAAAGAACGATCGTTACTATCAGCTCCTGGATGATTGGTATAAAAAGAACGGAGAGATGCCTGAGTATGGATGGCCTTACAAATATGCAAGAGCTCACGCTGAGAGTGAAGGGATACTCAACGTGGAAGCAGATGATCGTGATGAGGTCTATCAGATAGCAAGAGACTACAAGAAGGGCAAGAAGGTTGAGCAGAATCATCTTGATTATGCAGTAATGAGTATTCACTTCAAACGAAAGCATCCATGAGCAGCAAGATTGTAAAGCTCAACGGTCACAAGCTGAAGGCTGAGAAGGTTATCCGGAAGCTCGATTCCATATTAACATCCATTGATAGACTTGAGAACATTAAACCAAAACAAAGATGAGATTAGATTGCCCAATTTGCAAAAGTGAGTTTTCGACCAATTACAAAAACAAAATATATTGTAGCAAAAGATGCTCCATAGAATCTCAGCAAATCAAAAAACAGAAATTAATTAATAAAAGAAAACAGGATTTAATGAGTAATGATGCTTTCTATTATGACTCTAAAACTGATAAATTCTATATTAAGTCATTAATGCCAAAACAAAGAAGATGAAAGCACAACGGTTTGGCTAAACGGTCGTTTTAATGCCGTTTTAGCCATTGTTAGCACCCGTTTTTCGGTTTAGTAGAATTATTTTTAAAATATTTACACTTTTTTACTCAAAAAGTTTGCAGGTGTAAATATTTGTTGTATCTTTACACTATCAAATTAAAACAACAAGAAAATGAACAAGCAAGAATTAAAATTAGAAATTGAAAAATTAGCAAAAGAAGAAAAAATTACATTTTTAGCAGCGTGTTCAGCGATGCAAGGAGCCGCTGCCAAGATGAGAAGTGAGAAAATGATAGCTATTATTTCAGAACTAAAAGAAGAGAGTGAAGAATACAAATCTCTTTTTGCATAATGAACGAAAATATAATAATACTAACCAACGGAGAATCCTACGAAGCGTGGGGTTCTCTTGTTGAGTTATGCAAAGTAAAAGGATTTAGCCACAACTATTTGAAGCGTTTAAAATTTCCTTTTGACTATAAAGGACTGAAATTTATTCGTGTTCCGTTTCGGTCTTCAAATGGGTGCTAACGGAATACGGCTATGCACAGAAATTTTAACGATTTAAAAACAAGACAATGACAGCAGAAGATGAACAAAAAGCAATGTTGGCTGATGACCTTTCAGCTTACATAAAAGAAAAGCACACACAAGAAGAATGTGTAGGATTTATAGACGGTTATAATGCAGCACTCACTAAGTTAAAATTATTAGGTATAGCCGATGTTGTAGATAGTGAGGAAGGAACGGAGTTACCTGAATCTACAATACCTGAATTTGGAACTGATGAATGGATTGATTGCTGCGAACAGTTGTTTGGTGGAATCGGTAAAAGCAGGTAATTATCTACAACGGAATTGTATAAGATTAGTAAAAACACGGATAAATAAAACCAAAACAAATGAGTAAATTAATTATAGAAAACAGAACTTTAGGATTAAGCGACTACCAATGTTTAGCCTACGTGCAAAAAGTAATAGAACAAGGAAGAATTAGTAATAACGATAAGCAATATTGTTACTTAACTGCGTTTGAAAAAGTAGGCGGTAAGATAATGGTTGCAACTGACCTTAATAAAAAGAGCGATAAGTTTGTAGTTTATGACGACAAATAGTGTTTTTATTAATTTTATACGTTGTTGTAACACGTTTTAATGTGATTACAACAGCCCGATAAATAGACGTTCGCAGAATGGAATTTATCGAGTGTTGTGATTAACCAAAACAAATAAGATGACACGAAAGGAAGCAGCTCTGATTCTCAGGGCAATAAATAGCACAGAGTACAGATACGAGGACGAAGATGAGATCATGCAGATGCAAGAGATTAAGATGAAACTTATGAACACACATCCTGACCAAGAAGCAGCGAGGGAGAGAGGCTATAAGATGACCGTTATGCTGAACAGGTTGTTGATAAGTTTAGTGGCACTTATGCTGCTCTCTTCGTTATTAATAGCCTACTTGTATGCGTGAAGGATAAGCTCATAGTTGATCTGTTATCTGATAGGAGCTTGAATGAGCTTGCTGACAAGATAGCTGGAGACAACTCAGGAGACTTGATTCAAGAGGTAGCTCTGCTGCTATTGGAGATGGAGGAGGAGAAGTGGAATGAGATCAACGAAGGAGGCTATCTGAGATGGTATGTCATCAGAACTATGCTCAACATGGCAACAAGTTCCAGGAGCACATTCTCACGCAAGTACGAACTCCATCAATACAAGGGCATCCTGAGAGATGTGGAGGACTCGGAAGGATACGACTTCGAGAAGGAAGATGATATTGCTCTGCTGGAGGTATTGCTTGAGAGGCATCATTGGTATGACAGAGATATGCTCAAGCTCTACTTGAAGGAGGGATCATATCGGAAGGTATCTGCTGCCACAGGCATACCGTTCAAGTCAGTCGGGAATACGGTCAAGAAAACAATTACTAAACTTAGAAAGGATTACTATGGAACTATTACTGAACGCATTATCCGCAGCAGTGGCCTCTCTTATTTTCGTGGAGGTTCTGATGATGGATTTGAAGATTAAGAATTGGCTCAACCTTCCGGAAGAGATGGGATTGAAGCCTCTTGATTGCCCTCTCTGTCTCTCGTTTTGGACAGGGCTGATTCTCGGACTCTGCTCCGGAGGTTTGATGATTGGATTTCAGACGGCTTGCATCGCAGTACTATTCGAGAGAATCATCTACAAGGCAGAATGGATATGAATAAGACAGAACTCAGGAAGTTTATCAAGGAGAACAGAGTCCAGCTTGAGAGATTTGCTGGAGCACAGGCATCCGGAAGATTGACGAGAGAAGAACAGAAGGGATACGAGAATGCTTACAGGTATATCAATCCACAAGCAGGTCTTTGTTTTACCTGTGGCAGATCAGCTCAACTGATGGGAAGGAGTCTGCTCAGATGGGAAGAGGATAACCAACCAAAGAAGCGCAAGAAGTGAGCGATTGGAAGTATGGCATATACACAACCTACAACATCCATGATGGGAAGTGGTACGCATTCAGCAGAGAGGACTCCTCGAAGTATTGGAGTGGAGAGCCATGTTTGAAAGGCTCAGGATCAACGGCTAACGAAGCATTAAACGACTATGGAAAGCAAGCTAACAAATCTTAGAGAGATCAGGAACAATCCTGAGAATCCTCGTTACATCAGGGATGAGAAGTTCGAGCAGCTCGTGAAGAGTCTCAAGGACTTTCCTGAGATGATTCAAGTACGGCCTCTGATAGTGAATCAGAAGATGCAAGCTCTCGGAGGTAATATGCGATTGAAGGCAATGATTGAGGCTGGCTGGACTGAATGCCCCGTTATCCAAGTTGATTGGTCAGAGGAAAAGCAGAGAGAGTTCATCATCAAGGACAATCTTGGCTTCGGAGAATGGGATTGGGATATGTTGGCGAATGAATGGAACGAGGAAGAGCTCCAGGAGTGGGGAATGGATATTCCAGCACTTGAACAAATAGACAATCTTGAGGATGGAGAGGAGATGGAGCTGCCTCAAAGCGTTCAACTTGAGCCACCGATGGAGTACATTCTTGTGATGGCAGAACCAAACTCAGTTGAGTGGGAAGATCTTAAGGAGATGCTCAAGCTGAGAATGGTAAGAAGAGGAGGGTACAAGAAAGGTTCGGCATTTGATGCTGTTGCATTGGAGAGAGTTCTAAATTGGAATGACCTAAAAGAAAGACTAAATGCTAATAGCAGTACCAAGTAAGGGTCGGGCTGGATTGACCACAACAGACAAGATTCTTCCAAACACTTGCACGTTCTTTATTCCCGAAAGCGAGTACCATCAATACAAGGGAATTGTTAAAAATATAGTTTGCGTACCAAAAGAAGTCAGAGGAATAACACCAACAAGAAATTGGATTCTAAAAAACACAGATGAGAAATGGGTGGTAATGCTTGACGATGATGCTAAAAATGTAGGGTACACTAAATTGGAAGAAAGGCAAAGCAAAAAGATTGATATAAAGGATGAAGGATTTTGGATTGAGGAGTTCTTAAAATACTTTGACCTTACCGAACAATTCAAGTACAAAATATGGGGGGCAAAAACAGAAGCCGCACCTCGTTCAGTTTATCCATACAAACCCATACTTCTTAAAACATACGTAACAGCATCGTTAATGGGAATTGTCAACGATGGAGAGTATTATTTTAATGAGGAGTTCCCAGTAAAAGAGGATTACGAGATTTGCCTCAGACACATAAAAGACAAAGGCGGTATTATTGGCATTCGCTATTTGCATTGGGAAAATGACCATTGGACAAAAGACGGAGGTTGCAAAGATTATAGAACGGTTGAGATGGAACGAGAAGCAATAAAGAAGCTAATTAAACTTTATCCAGGCATGGTTCGTTCAGCTAAAAGGAAGGCTAACGAGTTTACTATCCAGTTGAACCTTTAACAGAGAATAAACAATGAACGAAGGCGGAACACCTGAGAATCTAAAACCCTTCAAGAAAGGCGAAAGCGGAAACCCGAATGGTAGGCCAAAGAAGATAGAGACGGTCATCAAGGAGCACTTCCTGGAGGAGCATAATCTCAAGCTCACCAAGACTCAGAGTCAGGACATCATCAAGAACATACTCGGAAAGACAAGGAAGGAGCTGGTCGAGATGGCACAGAATGAGGAGCTTCCCTTTTGGATTGCTCTGATAGCTAAGAAAGCACAGAGAGACTTTGAGAAGGGTTCAATTCATATCTTAGATGTGCTCTTCGATAGAGTCTATGGAAAGCCGAAGGAGGAGGTTGAGCAGACGATAAACGATGGAGCTCCGTCTGAGTTCAGAATAACCATCAATGATCCACGAGCAAAAGATAGTTGACCTTGAATGTACTGGAGTTTTCCATTCAATATGGAACGGGCTTAATGATAAACGAACGAGGGGAATTGTCTGTGAAGGAGGTTCACGTTCGTCCAAGACGTGGTCGATATGTCAGGCACTTCTCACGCTTGGGCATCAGTCGCAGACGAGAATTGTCATCGCGAGACTCAGAAGGACTTGGATCAAGCCAACGGTTCTCGATACGTTTGTCAAGGTCTGCAAATCGCTCGACCTTTGGGATGAGGAGAAATTCAACAAAACGGAACTGATCTATACGCTCAACGGCTCAACTTATGAGTTCTATGGGCTGGATGATTCACAGAAGCTGCATGGTATTGAGGCTGGATACTTTTGGATCAATGAGGCAACTGAATCCTCAAAGGATGACTTCGACCAATTAGAGCAGAGATGCACAGGCAAGTGGTTACTTGATTACAATCCTTCGACTGATGAACATTGGATATTTGACTCAGTACTTCGGAGAGAGGATGTGAAGTACATTCACTCAACGCAGCTCGACAATCCATATCTTCCGGAACACATCAGAGCCAAGATTCTCAGCTATGAACCAACGGCTCAGAACATCAATCTCGGAACTGCTGATGATTTCAAGTGGAAGGTCTACGGACTCGGACAGAGGTCAAGGAGAGAAGGTGCTATCTACACGAATTGGAAGGAGGCTAACGAATGGCCGACAGGCTGGAAGTGGAGATGCTTCGGAATGGACTTCGGGTTCACGCATGATCCAACGGCTCTCGTGGAGGTGGTATATAACGGAGGCAAG